TAACGCCTTGGCGAATTTGGCCATGACGGCAGAATAATTGCCGTCATATTGGCCGGGCGTGCCGCTAGTGGCCGCCGGGAGGATCCGGCGGTAGTCTGGGAATGACCCGTCAATCGGCGCGGCCATTCCAGTGATTGTGCCTGTAAATGCCAACATTTTACTGTCATTTGGACCCGGCACGGTCGTCATCGTCGCAATGTCGGTGTATTTGTTCGGCTTCGCCGCTTTGATAAAATCGCTAGGGATGATCCAAGCGCCGGTCAGGGTGTTAGGCTCTTGGCTGTCTTCGCGGCGGGATAGCAGGATATGGCCGTTTGTGGCCGTATAAGTGACGGTCTTTTCCGTCACCTCCACATAAACGCCTTTGAGGTAGTAGCGGGTTTCTTCCGTGCTAGCGGCAAGGTTAACGGCTTTGAGAGTGGCAATGTTGATTTCGGCTTTCATTTTGGCGGCTTCCTTATCGGCTTAATTGCCGTATATGCCGCGCCAAGTTGACGCGGCATAGGCTGCAATTAAGCGGATGTAACATTGCAGAAATCAATACAGTCCCATTTCTTGCCGCGTTGCACATAGGCTCCTGTTTTTCCGGCGCGGAACATGTCCGCGTGTTGGGGGCGATAACGCGTCGAAGAAAGATAGGTAGATATGTACACGTCCCTCCCATTGGCGAATTGAGCCTTAATCCATGCAATCCGCTTGCGGGCCTTGTGCATGGTCAGAAAGCGATTAGCTTTCATTTCGGAATTGTGGAGCATTGTGGCGGTATCCTTGTCGGGCTGTCAGTCCGTCCCGTATATGCCGCCCAGCTTGGGGCGGCATAGGCTGGATGGCTGTTAACGAACGCTGAGGAAGCTAGCGGCGCCGGCAAGGGCCGTGACGGCGGCAAAAACCCCGGCAACCCATGCCTGCGAGCAGAACGCGCCAAACAGGCGTTCCGCCTCTCCGGAGGCGTGGATACCCATAAGGGCAAAGCCGAAGAGCATGGTTCCGGCGATGAGGAGGAGGATGTTTTCAGCGTTGCGCGACATATGGTGTTCCTTTGGCGGTTTCGGGGTTGTCAGTCTTCCCGTATATGCCGCCCCGCAGGGCGGCATAGGCTGAAAGGCTTAGGAGCGGTAACACCCGACCGCGAGTAGAGCGCGAAGTGCTAGGGCCGCTTCTGCATGGGCGCCGCGTTTAAACTTGCGTCCTAGGATTATTCCGGCCTCCCGGAGCATCCAAGTTGCAGTCGCGCCGCGAGTGGGGATCATCTTAAACTTAGCGTACATCTCACAGCCCTGAGCCAGGCACAGGATGCGAAAGCGATTGATATGAACGGGGTCCGTGATGACTGACATTTCTGTGGCCTCCTGGTCGGGTCAATTCCCGCAAACCATTTCTGCGCCTTCGTTGCGCGGCGCGCAATGCCTATCATGGCGCATAGGGTGCGGCGGGATGACGCAGGCGGGGTGAGGAGGGCGGGAATTTGAGAAACAGTAGGGAAAGCCTGGGTTTATTGCCCGCCCATCCGCGCGTCCTTCACCCTCCGGCTAGTTGCATGTAAGTCGCAACTAGCGCCCCCTCTATAATGTAACCGAATGTTGCCTAATGTCGCCCAAACCATCGGATCGACAACAACAACATATGGGGGGGACTGTAAGTCCCCCATGTTGTAGCCCTGTTGTAGCCCTCGTGGCTGTAGCCTTGGCCCCTTCGCCTTGGCGCGATCGCGCGTGCATCCCAGGCCCCCCATCGCGCGTGCATCCCATGGCGCGGCCTATGCGATTGCGCCTTAGTTGCATTCGATGCAGCAGCTCGCGGCTTGTTTTTGTAAACTTTCTTCGACGGGGTGGGGTCGATATAATTATAGCCCCTCCCCACAAATCCGGCCCCCCTGCCAAGCCTTGCCCAACCCGCACCGGATTTTCTGGGAAATCCCAAAACGAAGCCTTGCACAGCACCGTATTGACCTGGCGGTCATATCTGCCCATAATCCCAGCGGTTTCACCTAAATCTGGTGCAATATGCCTTCAACGTCCGACAAACAGCGTCGATTCATGGCAGCGGCGGCTCATAACCCTACATTTGCCAAGAAAGCGGGCATCCCCACCAAGGTTGCCAGGGAATACAACGCTGCGGACAAGGGTCCAAAGCTGGCAAAAGCTATGCGAAACATGCAAAGGGACGACACATAATGCCGGGTCATACGTTCAAGAAGGGCAATATTGCTGCTCGTGGCCGTGGCCGTCCTAAAGGCTCGAAGGACAAGTCCACGATGAAAGCTCGTGAGATGATTGCGAGCTTTATTGATGGCAATGCGTCTCGTTTGAACGACTGGCTGGAAGAAGTGTACCAGCAAGACGGGCCTCGCGCCGCGTTTCAGTGTTTTTCGGACCTCATTGAGTATCATGTGCCAAAGCTGGCACGGAATGAAGTAACCGGCCCGGATGAAGGCCCAGTCGAATTGGTCATTTCGTGGCAAGAAAAGAAATAGCCATTGCCTACTCGCCTCGGGATGCGTTCATGCCATTCCACGGGCGCTCGCAACGATGGGCTTGCCTTGTCGCGCATCGTCGTGCGGGTAAGACGGTTGCGGCGGTCAATGATCTGATACGGGCGGCGGTCACATGCAAGACGGAAAACCCGCAATTTGCCTACATTGCCCCGTTCCGCAGTCAGGCCAAGAGCGTGGCGTGGGATTATCTCAAGCGTTTTAGCAAACCCATTTCAAAGGCCGCCAATGAAGCCGAATTGCAGATTGATCTTATCAACGGCGCTCGGATTCGTCTTTTTGGTGCCGATAACGCTGACGCTATGCGTGGCTTGGGCTTTGACGGCATTTTTATGGACGAGTATGGCGATTTTCGCCCTTCTGTTTGGGGTCATGTCATTCGCCCTACGCTGTCTGACAAGCAAGGCTGGGCGGTGTTTGGCGGTACGCCGAAGGGAAAAAACCAATTCTGGGATATTTACCAAACTGCCAAGCAAACACCGAAAGAGTGGTTCCTTCTTAGGCTTACGGCGACTGACAGTCAGATACTTCCGCAGCGTGAGCTTGATGCCGTCAAGGCGCAGATTACGCCTGACCAATACATGCAGGAATATGAGTGCAGCTTTGAGGCTGCGATCCTTGGCGCGTACTATGGTGTTGAGATGCGCGAAGCGCAGGACCAGGGACGCATTAGCGAAGTGGCGTATGACCCTTCGCTCCAGACTTACACGGCGTGGGACTTGGGGTTCAAGGATGACACCGCGATCTGGTGGTACCAGGTAACGCGCAATGAGATCCACGTTATTGATTATTATGCTGTGTCGGGTGCGAGTATTGCTGACATTGCCAAAGTTGTCATAGACAAGCCGTATCACTATGCGAAGCATTATCTGCCGCATGATGCGCGGGCAAAAACTTTGGCGGCGCAAGGCAAGTCAATCATAGAGCAATTGGCTGAACATCTTGGCCTGGCAAACATCAATGTCGTGCCCGACCTCGGCGTTCAAGACGGTATCCAGGCTGTGCGTATGACGCTGCCCAAGTGCTGGTTTGATGAGATCAAATGCCGCGAGGGCATTGAGGCATTGCGTCAGTATGAACGTGAATATGATGAAGACAAAAAGGCATTCAGGGCAGCGCCCAAGCACAATTGGTGCTCGCATCCCAGTGACGCGATGAGAATGCTTGCTGTTGCATGGCGGAATGAAACAGCGCCAAAGATCATGGCGAGCGAACGTCCGTTGATTGTTGGCAGACAAAACACGGCCACATTGAATGATATGTGGGCATCACAGAAAGCAAAGAGAAGGGCTAGATTATGAGCGGCGTTAGCTATCCATATGAGTACCAATATGAAACTGTCGCGGCTAGCGCCACGGCGCAGGTTCTTGGCACGACTGGCGCAGTAGGCGACTATTTGCATCGTCTGATTATTTCCAATGTCACGGCTGCGTCAGCAAGCGTCACCATACTTGACGGCTCGACCAGCATCATAATCCAAACGGGCGCGGCTACCGTTCCACTGGGCATCTTCTCAATTGAGCTAAATATAATATCTGCAAGCGGCGCGTGGAAAGTTACCACGGGCGCTGGCTCAACTGTTATTGGCGTTGGCATCTTCTCATGATGGGGTATGGTGAATGACCGCAGCATGGACGCGCAGCGAAGGTAAGAATCCAGCCGGTGGCCTAAACGCCAAGGGCCGCGCGTCCTACAAGGCTGAAACAGGCGGGACGTTGAAGCCGCCGGTCAAGGCTGGCGACAATCCACGCCGCGCGTCATTCCTTGCTCGAATGGGTGGTATGCCTGGTCCGATGGAAGAGAATGGCAAGCCTACACGCTTGGCATTGGCATTGCGGGCCTGGGGTGCGTCCAGCAAAGAAGACGCAAAGTCCAAGGCCGCAGCAATTTCTAGTCGTAACAAATAAGGAACATCACATGGCAATCGATCCGCAGCGCCTAGCGCAAATCATGCAACGTATGCAGTTGGCTCAACCCAGCGGAGCCGGTGGCCCGCCGCCTGATGGTCCGCCGCCTGGTATGCCTGTGGGCGGACCCCCGCCTGGTATGCCTCCGCAGGGTGCGCCGCCAAACATCCCCATGCAGATTAACGGCACTATGACGCCGCAGCCGCAGGGCGGTCCTCCAATGGGTGGTTCTGGTGGCCCGTTTCCCGGTATGGCTCCGAGTCCCATAATGCCTGGTGGTATGCCACCGCGTGGAATGCCGCCGCGTTAATACGATATTAAGGAATTAACAGATGGCATTGGAAAAAGTCGATTCGACTGTCCAGAGGCTCTTGGATGGCATCCATGCGTACAATGGAGAGTTCAAGAAGTGGGAGGCGCGTACCACAAAGATCATCCGTCGCTACCGCGATGATCAAGGTACCAGCTCCGGCATGAACGAAGCCGCGCGGTTCAATATCCTCTGGTCCAACGTCAATACGTTAGTTCCGGCTGTG